CATACATTTTTTTCTATAAAATGATGAGGGTCTCTATTTCTACGAATATGTTGTGTTTCTAATGTTACATTATATATTGGTTTACCAGTACGATAAAAAATATCGATTTGTTTTTGTCTCCATATTTCATGTTTTTTTTTTCTTTTTTCAAATTCTTCATCGCAAATAAAGTTAAAAATTAAGGGGTCCATTATAATATATTATATAAATATTATATTATCTATTTTTTATGTTTATAAATTATCAATATCTATACCGTCATCGCTATCATCGTCCGTATTTCCATTATCAATATTTACAGGTAACTCATCCCGCTCATATTTAATACGAACACCATTCCATGTTTGTTGTCGTTTACGACCAAATTCCTTGTCCATATATTCGTGTAATTCCTTGGGACTGGGTCCACGACCACCATAATTAGACATATACCAAATAGAGAATTCATTGTTTAATTCCATTTGTTTAATACGTCCGTTTGTCTCACGAATAACACGGTCGCGAATAAACTCTGAGATGTAATCCTGGCTTTGACGATATTCATTACTCTTAGACATGACAATATCACAATCATTAACTACGCCACCGGTTTTAAATACAATATCAACTAACATTGCTGCAAATACTTCTTTCCAACTATCAAATTTCTCTTCAATGTTTTTATCTAATAAATATTGATATGGCTTTTCTGGGTCATCGTCTACAGGAGTTTCAGTAAACAACGATTTAAAAGGAACAACACGGATTCGTCTCCATGTACCATGGTCGTTTGCTTTTACACCCATAAGTGCATTACATGCAACAGCAAGTTTAAATTGTGGAATAAATGAGAGAGTCTTAGTCATATAGGGAGCTCTTCCTTGAATTGGATCCTTTCCGCTCGTTAATTGTTTCATCATACCTTCATTAATAACATCACCTTTACTTGGTTCTTGCATAACCGCGTAACGAATACCCTTCAATTGTACAATTTCAGGAGTACACCCACCAACTTTACCGCGTTTCTCTGTTACTAAAGTCGTAGGTACATCACCCTTGTAATGACCTAATACTTTTTCCATTAAATTCATTAGTACCGATTTCCCGTTGGACCCCACACCTATATACATATTAAATGTTTGATTCGCTGATGTACCAATCAATGTGGAAGCCAAATGATTCCACATATATTTACAAAGTGCTTTGTCTGGAAACAACTTATTCATAAACTCATTAATATCATTTATGGTTTGTCTATGTTTGATAGGGTCTAATGGTACATAATCAATACCAGTACATAATGAAATAATATCTTCAGGTTGACCTTTTCTAAAACAATTATTCTTAAAATCTATGACACCATTATTAAAACAAAGTAAGTAAGGATTTGTATCCATTTTTTCTAAGAAATCCCCGTCATAAAACAAACATTTTGCTTCTGTCATTATATTTTTCTTATCATTTGTATTTCCTAACCTATTACTAATATTTAATATACGCATGGACCGATTCTTTTGAAACTCTGCATCATTCTCTAAATTATTGGTATTATTTTCAGCAGCAGCGGCAGCATTTGATGCTTCAATTGCTAATCCAGTTGAACTCTTCTTATTGTATAATGCACGTAATGTTTTAGATATAGCAAGACGTAGTGTAGTACCCGCATCAATTTCCTCCCAACGATTATTCTTGTAACGATACCAAATGTTCTTAGATACACTTACACAAACATATTCATGCTTATACATTTGATATAAAACACTCGCTAAGTCAAAATCAGGTACGCGCTCTTTGATATTATAAGAACTAATTGTATGTTCAATATAATAATCAAGAGTGCCCTCTAATACACGTCTGTATTCTTCAGGCGCATCCATTTTTGCCCAATGGATTAATGACAGTTTAGTCAACCCGCCATGTATACGTAAATCAAAATTTCGCCAAGTTGCACATAAATCAGGTATATTACTAAATGTAAATTCGCTTGATTGTGCACTGAATGCAATCCATACAATTAATAATTTAGGACTGGTATTACGTAATACCCAACCAACACGTTTCCATTTATCATAAGAACCTGGTCCATAATAAGAAATCGGTAGTATCATTGTGTAGTCATATAAAGTTTTTAAGTCATAGTCATTAATTAAATCGCTTGTAACTTCAATAAAGTTTGTCACCATCATATCTAATTCTTCTTTGTTTTTGATACTGGATATTGTACTAATATCATCCAACATAGCAGTACGATGTTGAATTTCCATCAATCCAGAATCAACGCTTTGCTGACGACTTATTGTACGGGAGTTTTTGTCTGTAAAATCTTTATATGTGCTTACAAAATCGTTTTTCATAAATAATACTATATTGGATTTTGACCTAACTGATAGTTTATGAATTTCCTCTTCCATATTTATTTTTGAAATAGGAATATCACGGTTAATAATTTCATTATCTGCAGGGTCAATTGTAATTTGACATACACGTGTTAATTTATACCTATCGTGTCCTGGTTTACGTGAACCATATAATTGCCAGTTTGTAGTACCTTTGCTAATACCTTCATCAAATATATCATCCCATGAATTAATCAATGGCAAACTATCCCATGCCTCTGCAATATCTTTCATAACTCTCTTTCGTAATATCTGTTGAACTGCATGATCCGCCTGAATACCAATTAATATATGAATACCATCCTTAGTATAGTTCTTATCCTTTACACGATTTACTGTAGCTTTTTCCATTATATACACATTGAATGCAGTGGTTTCGTCCATTTGATATATTTCCTTAAGTACTTCTAAATATATATCAATAAGGTCATCTATATGTTCTTTTGTATATTGTCGCTCATCCGTATCATATGTGTGACGAAGGTCTAAGTCAATTAATATTGGTCCATCACCTTCACGCTGTTTTTCAGTCAAATACTCTTTTCCATTTTTTTTTAACACATCACGATAATATATTTGCAAGAACGTCGGGTATTCTGCATCTGTAATGGTATATGAACCACCAAATATACTAGAATTTTTATCACCTATTCTGGTATTTGTTATTGTTGCATTTGGATCTCCTTTCTTTTTGGCCGAATGTTTTGCTAAGAAATCAGAAAGGTCACGGTAATCCGCAATAGATGGTATTATTTTTGACATTTTTGAACTATTTGATATAACCAGGTCATCTGCCATTTGTTGAGATATAGTAATGCTATATTTTTAAATCATGTTATTAAATCAATTTTTTATTTATAGAATATCTTGAATAATTAGCTATTAATAACCTTATAATAACTGTAAAATACATTAATATATGAATTCATATTTAGGTATCATTTCATATAAAAAATTGATTAAATATAATAGAAACAATTTAAGAATATAATCTACTTATATTATAAGTTTACCATGAAGTTTTGCGAACAGTGTGATAATATGTATTATATTAGCGTGAATGAAGATGACCACAACAAACTGGAACATTATTGTCGTAATTGTAAACATATTGATTCATCAATTTCTCAAGATGGTGGATGTATTTTAGATGTACAAACAAAAAACGAAGAACAACAAATATCACGCATTGTTAATAAATATACAAAAACAGACCCTACTTTACCCCGTACTTATACAATGAAGTGTCCAAATAGTAAATGTAAATCTAATGTGGATGAACCGAATACAAATCCGGAAGTTGTTTATATTCGTTATAATGATGCAAATCTAAAATATTTATACATTTGTACGACGTGTGATTCTAATTGGAAAACCGACCAACTTGTTTAATTTACTATTGTTTATTACGATACCTTTTTTTATTAGCCAGTTTGGATTTAATTATAAAAAATTGATTTAATCATTTAGAAATATAACATAATATATTATATTATACTTCTTCATTAATATGGAAACCAATACTGAATCTATTGAACCTACCAGGGTAGTTGATTACGATAGTGATGATGATGAAACCCGACCACCGCCACCTCCGCCCGAAAATGAAAGTGATAGCGACGATGATGCCAGCGATAGTGATGATGATGAAACCCGACCACCGCCTCCAGCTGAAAGTGACGATGATGATGATATTGACGATGATGATGATATTGACGATGATGACAGAGACGATGACGATATGGTACCCGGGGCGTCTTTATCAAATCGGTATGATAATGAAAACGCACCAAATGTAACTGATCAATTAATTCAACCCGATGATTTTGATAGCGATGCTGAACAAGATGACGATGAAAATTATTTACAAAAGTTTGATGAATCTTTATCACACCAGATTATTGCTGATTATCACCCTGAAATGAAGTCACACAATAATGATGAAATTCTCAAACTGGCAAAGGTTACTCGTAATGCAGATGGAGTAATTATAGACCCTTTGCATGTTTCTCTACCATTTATTACCCGCTATGAAAAAGCCAAAATTATTGGTGAACGTTCAACACAATTGGCTGGAGGAGCAAGTCCATTTGTTCAAATAGAAGATACTGTTATTGATGAATATTTGATTGCAACCAAAGAATTTAACGAGAAAAAAATTCCATTTATTATTAAGCGGCCAATGCCAAATGGTGGGTGTGAGTATTGGCGATTTGAAGACCTTGAAATTCTTATTTAATCATACAAAAAGTTATTATTACATACAATGGTAAATAAATCTTTTTTATTTTATGATTTCCAATTTTTACCACAATCTAAACATGTTACAAATATAGTTGCTGGTTCATCTGCACTTCTCGTTTGCAACTCATAATATGTACATTTTTTTGATTTACATTTACGACATGTAAACATATCAGTAGATGCTGCAATTTTTGTATCGTATTTATGGGCATCACGTTTTGTTTTTTGTTCAATTAACTCTTTCCAATGTTCTTTATTCATTTCTTGATGTGTCATAAATGCCAATACTTGTGGTGTTATTTCGCCACTTTTAATTTGTTCTAACAATTCATTATTTTGTAAATTTATATATATACTACGCAACCTGTCCAAATACAACATTACAAATGATTGATTATCCCATTTTTTTATGATCTTTTTTGCAGTACCTTCTTTTAATGCATAATTGAATATACCCTTTTCAAGATTAATACTCATAGTTTCATCACCAATTATATTTTCTAATTTTTTACTGATATTTACGCGAAAGTCTGTTGGATTTACTATAATATGCATTCTATATGTAATTTGTAAGCTAAATATGCCTTTATATAATTCATATAAATATTTATTTATATGAAATCAATTTTTTTATAAATATTCTTCTTCACTTAATTCTCCTGAGCATTCCAAATATATTGATTGTTTTTTACTTTCTACAAAATTATTTACTAATGCTGGTTTTGACTTTTTTGTAATCTTTATTCGTTTAATTTTCTTTTGCTTTGGTTTTACAATTTCTTCTTCGTCATCTTCCTCATTATCATCAAATTCTTCTTCATCATCATCATCATCATCATCATCATAATCATCATCATCTTC